GCCTTTGCTTTATCTTGTTTTCTCTTACCAGAAAAAGCAAAAGGAGTTTGATAGCCATCGACACCACCAGTGGTAGTGGATTCTTTCAACTCCTCTTCAACTTCTTTAATAAGTTCGTCTATATAAGATTTAAGATTTTCTTTCTTTAACATTTTTTATTTCCTTTATTAATTCATATGACATCATCAACGCTGAAACTTGCTCATCAGTAACTTTTTTACCAACCTTTTGTTGTTTCATTACATTAATTGTTTCTTTCAATTTAATCTTTGTGATTTTATCATTAACTTCGGAATAAAGTTTGTGTAATTCAGTTACTACATTCTTCAATTTAGAATCATAGTATTCACCAAATTTAGAAGTGTTATTTACGTTGTTAATATATTCTCTTAAAATATCCTTTTGTTCGTTATTTAAGTTCGTATATTTCTTGTTAAAAGTTTCAACAAGGATTTTGTATGTAAGTAATCTTAAATCCTTCTCCTGTTTTCTATAATCTTCTAACAACTTATCTTCTTTTTGTTTTAAAGATGGTGTTGTTGATGAAATGTGTTCTATCAATGTTAATTTAGCATCAAATACTTCTTTAACGTTAGTTACATCTTGTACCTTTGCTTCAAAAATCTTATGCACTGATGCTAAAACTTTGTAGTTAGATACTGGCGATGATAAGAATGAATCTAATTCAAAATTCTCTTTGATTGACTTGACAAGATTATACTTTTCTCTTGCAAGTTTATTTTCATCTAATTTTGTACGAGTTTCTATAATAGCATCAATATACTTTTCTGCTTTAGTTTCAGAATTATATTTTTCGTTTATCAATAAATTGAATAAACGTAATTCCTTAGCCATTTCAGTTTTCCCACCAAAAAATTCTTGTACGATTTTTTTAGCTTTTTCCTCTGGTGCATTGTTCAAAATCTCCAAAGTTATTTGACGTGTCAATAACTCAAATAGGAACCCTGTATTTTTGAATTTCGAATGTTTTATTTTTCTCATTTGTTAATCCTTATTTTGATAGACTCAAAATTTCTCTATATAAATATAAAAAATTATAAGTTAAATTAATTTTCCGTATCATCGATAATGTTAGTTTCATCTAACATATCTTTTGTTTCGTGTAAAAATTTACGTTTTGATGCAATTCCATTAATGAAACTTTTGGCTTTTACCTCTGAAGTCCTACTTCTTTTGGCAGTTCTTTCATCATCACCTAATGGGTCTCTACCATATGGATGTTTATCTTTACCATAAGTGTTTCCCTCACGAGGTCTTCCTACTTGTCCTTTTAGTTCACTTTTTAAGTTTTCTAAACTTTCCTCAACATCAGTTTGTTGTGGTGGATTTGCAGGGTCATTACCTTCGTTCTCAATAGAATTATAACGGAATGTGTCTTTAAGGTCTTCTACAACTTTACCACGTTGTTCAGTTTGTTCGGAATCAGACATTTTGAATATATTATCATATATCCAATCCTTAGACAACATTTTTAATGATTGCATATCAGTTGCTAATCTAATCTTTTCAGACCATAGATTAACTTTCTCTTGCTCATAAATTGTTGATGGGTTTACTAATTGTATTTCAAAATTAGCCATTTCTGAATCTTGTATTCCATTACCATATAAGTGTATTACACCAATTCTTGATAATTCGGATACAATTGTTCTTTGTATTCTTTCGATTGTTCTTGCGAAACGAACATCTTCTGCTGCTAGGGTTGCTTTACCATTAACGTTTTCTTCGTATCCCAAATATGCTTTTGGAATTTTTAATGCAGCAAATAATTTACCTTTTAAGTATTCAATATCTTCGGTTGCAGTGTATTCTAATCCACTTAGATTATCAATTGATGTTCCACTATCACCACCCCTTACCGGTAAGTAAAAATCTTCCGTAAGGTTTTGCATATTGTATTTTAAGTTATAATCACCTGTCTCTTTATTTACAAACGGAACTTTTTTCATCTTACTGATGATTTTCTGCATGTAATTATCAACTTCGGTAGGATTGATATTACCAATATCAATTTTGAATACTCTTTTTTCTGGTGCTCTCATAATACGATGAATTAACATCGCATCTTCCATAAGAGATAATTGTTTCCATAATCTTCTACCATTCTCAATCATAGATTTACCATAAGGTAACCAGTTTGTATCTGATAATAGACGGAAGTGTGCAATTTCAAAATTATCATAATCAACTTTTCCAATAGCATCATCCATTACTCTGAATTTAACCATATGTGGATTAGTTGGGTCATGTCCTTCAAGTCTTTCAGTATTATATTGTGAATATGGTGTAACGTTTACAATACCTTTACCTTCTGCAATTTCTAATCCTAAAAAGAAATCACCATATTTACACATATTTCTAGTCCAAGGCCATAAAGTGAATTCTACGTTTAAAATATCGTAATATAAATTCTCTAATAATTCTTGAACACGTGGATTATCAGAACGAACAATCAACATTTCACCGAATTCATTTTTTAAAGTAGATTCATCAGCGTAAATATCTAATGCAGATGCAATAATCGGGTCTTGGTCCATTGCATCATAATCCCTAAAAACCTCCCTACGAACCTGTTGGTATGCCATTGATTGTGCACCACCTGCTTGTTCATAGAACGATTTTTGTAGTTTTGTGTATCTATCTCTTAATGATGATAAGTTAGTTTCTTGTCTTTCGTCAAAATCAAAAACTTTTCTTTTTCCATCGGGCGTGACCGTAACGATTGCCTTTTGAGAAAAAAGTTTTCTTAACCTACCAAAAAATGAAGTATCTGCCATAATTTTTTATTTTACCATTTTCTGCAAGACCAGTAACGTGCTTTTGTACGTGGACCTGGATTATCACAATTGTGTCTTGCTCTAAAAGATTTCCTTCTTTCAGGATTATTTTTTTTAATGTTCATTCCCGGTTGACCAAAGTTTACTTTAACAACTTTTCCTGTCTTTGGGTTTTTAACATAAACTTTAAATTTCTTAACATCACCCTGCATTGGTTTACCTAATTTAACCTCTCTACCTTGATATTCGGCTTCGTAAACACAATTACAATTTGCTTCTTGTAACTCTGATGAATATGCTTTCAAGAAGTTAAGAAAATCTTCTTCATCTTCATCTTCTACGTCTAATTCATCGTAGTCTAAAAAATTGTTTTCAGGTTGGTCAAAAGGATAGTCTTCTACTTCCTCTTTGATTATGTTTGTTAATTTTATCATGGTATATTTCTCCTATACACTATAAATATATACATTTTTTTATTTGATTATTTTATTAACCACGATAAATCTTCGGATTGATTACCAACTCTCATTTGCCAAGGGTTTTCATCGAAAGAAGAGTTTCCACCGAACCCACCAATATCAGTTACACTTTGATTTATACCACCCAAAGCTTGTTTAGTTAAATCAATACCTTCTTGTCTTAATCTCAATGCAGTATCTCTAACCCATAACCCAATTGAAAGTGACATTACTAAGTCATCATTATATCCTTTCATTGCTTCAGCACGATTACCATTCCAAATAAATGTAAATAATTCATCTATCAACCTCGTAGAACGGATTGTAAAGGATTTTTCTCTTAGGTAATCATCTAACTTAGAAATAATTAATGGACGGGTTTTAGAGGTAGTAGAGAACCCAGCAACCATACCTCGTTCTTCTGCTCTGAACTTATTTGTCATTTGATGAGCAACATCTACATATTTTAAATCCTTACTCATATAGAATAAGTTTTTATATCCTCTATCGATAATTTGTTGAATAACTGCCCAACCAATATTTGCATTCTCCACAACTAAAAGTGCTTCGTTGTAATCAGTAGAAAGTGAAACTAAGAAATTACCAAAATCTTTTGTATCTAATTTACCTTTGTATTCTGCAACTTGTGTTGAATTCACAATATCGATTACTTGTGCAGTAGAATAGTCACCACCATCACCACGAGCAACGTCGGCAACTACCATATAAGAACGATTGTAATCTGGATATTCCCATTTCCATAAGTTCCCATCAAACCCAGTTCGTTCTAATGGGTCTAAACAATAAGTTTCTCTATAAAATTGTAATAACGCAGGGTCTATGACAGTATCACCGGAACTAACAAAGTCACAATCACATTCTTGTGCTGCACCTTTCGGTCCTAATAACCTTTCTTGTTCATCTCTCCATGCTTGACCACGCTCAGGGTGAACTGACCAGTGTAAACGAATTGTGTTGAAACCATTTCTACCTTCTTCTGCACCTACCCATGTTCTATGAAAGAAATTACCCACACCATTAGGAGTAGATAAGATGATTGCGTTACCACCGGTTGATAAAGTAGATTGTGCTGAAATCCAAATCTCTTCAATACTATCGATAAAGGCTGCCTCATCAAATACTAAGAGTGATAAGGCTTCAGAACGACCAGCATCACCTGCTGCAGATGTTGCTTTTGCCTGTGACCCATTTGAATATCGTAATGAAAGTTTATTATCTTCAACTGTCGTTTGTTTTAACCAACTTGGTAAGTATTGATTCATTACCCTAATCTTTGTGATAAGGTTTTTAGCAACTTCTTGTTTCGTTGCAATTACCAATACGTTAAAATCTTGGTTAAATAACATCTTCCATAAGGAGAATCCCGCAACTAAGGTAGATATACCCGTTTGACGTGATTTAAGAACGATGTTAAAACGATTATCTTTAAAATCAGTAAGAGTATCCTCTTGAAATGGATATAAGTGAAATGGAATTTTACCTCTAACCGGATGTTGAATCATACAATACTTACGCATGAAATATATCGGGTCACCAGCACATTTCTGATACTCAATCTTAATAATATCTTTTAATGATGCACCTGCCATATTACAAATAGTGTTCCAATTTGTTTTCTTTTAAGATTTCAAATGCTTTGTTTCTGAATTCTTCTACCTTTATAAGTTCGGTTTTACCAAATTCAATCATTTCCATTAGTTCAGCTTTAACTTCCTCTACTGGTTGTGGTAATTCCCATTTTTCAGTAGTTCCATCTTCGTTGATGTATTCATAAAATGGTTTTACATCGTTATATGCTTGTTGTAGTTCTTCTAATTTGATTTTACCATCAACTAACATACGAGTGTAAATTTTATAATCCTCATAATGTTCCCACATATCTAACGCACGAATTTTGGTTTCTATTTCTGCTAGACAGTTTGCACAATAACCAGTTTTTTTGATTAGTGTTTTGTGAGTGGGTGTGAATTTGATTGTTTTACATTCTGAACCTTTACATTTTGATTGTTCATCTCTCCATTTACGAAGTTCTTCAAATGCTTCAGAATTTTTAGAAGTTTTTAGAGTAAATCCTTCTTTCTTTTCGTATCTATGATGTTCGTCTTCCCAAACATCACCAACTTTACGTTCAACTTTATCTGCGTTCCAACCTAATGTGGTAGATTTTTCATAATCACCACCAGTCATAACCATATCTACCAACTTTCTACGAGTTGGATGCATATATTTCTTTTTGAACTCTTTCGCCATTATTATTATATATTAGGTTTTTATTTTAATATAGATAAATATGGCGAAAGAGTTATTTTTAGTAAAAAATACCCAAAAGTTGATTTAATGATGCGAATGCACCGGTCAATTTGAAAGTTTGACCATTGTAAATAAACACAATACCTTCAATTGGAACAATTTTAGATGGGCCACCGATTGCATTTAATCTTTTTAATTCTAATTTTAATTTTTCTATTTTCTTAGGGTCACCACTTACTTCTACATCTTTGATTGTTTGGTCTAATCTCTTCTTCATATCTCTAACGGCCTTATCTGGATTTACCGTCAATACTGATGATGTGAATTGTAGAACTTCTGCACCCACACCTAAGAATATATCTTCAAATTTCATTAGATTATCCTTAGTAATTCCTTTATGGTCTTCCTTATCTATCTTAGTTGCCCATGCAAGTGTTTTTTCATCCGTAATAGTGTTCTTATCGATACGGAAACCTTTTTCTCCAAATGCCCATCTTTTAACTAATCCTATTTTTGTAGTATTATCTAAAATTGATGGTGATTTTTTATCTACAAAGTTCTCCCACCATGCTTGGTGATATTCGGCAACCCCTGCAGTATCTCCTAATCCAAATTCTTTTTGTAATTTAGAAATTTTAGCAAGATATTTAGGTTTCTTAGATGAAAGGTCTTGCGATTTTGGTAATTTCAATACTGGTGGTCCTTGTAATGTATAATTGTCCTGAACGTGTTGTTCGATTTGTTTAATCATACCACCTAATATTCTACCTGCTTCAGCACTTTCCCCAATAGCATTACCACTTTCATCATATTCCATTGTTCCGTGAAATACTAAAAGAGGTTGTCCGTAAGGAATAACATTTACCGATGTTGGGTAGATTACTTCAATATTCATAAAACAAGCACCATTCTTAAAAATCTTTTCTTTTTGTTTATCGGAAAGTGATTTTATAGCTTTTGTTAAATCTTGCATTGCAAAGTTATATGCTTTTTCCAATTCACCTCTTCCAGCAAACTTAGTAGCAACACCACTAATATCTAATGCGTTTGCACCTCTATTTGCTAAGTGAGATTTATTACGGGCTGCAACTAACTTACCATTTACCCAACTTATTGCAAGTGCTTGTCCATCGGTTTTCTCTCTAGCCAATTCTAAATTACCTTCTAATGCACGATTTACAATATCCTTTAATTGACCAAATGTTAAATTGATTTCAGTATCAAATGGATGATTCATATGTCCGTATGCACCACCTTCGTTTATTATACCTTCAAATACTGATGGAGATTTTATTTTTCTCCAACCACCAGTGAAACGAAATATTCTAGCAGGTATTTCTAATATACCATTTGATGGTAATTTACTTAAATATTTTTTTTCAATATTGATTACCTTTGTAATGAATGCATTCTTTTTATTATCTGCACCAACCAATTCTACTTCAATTGGAACTACTACTCCACCTATTTTAAGGTTTCCTGCAAATAGTTGTCCTTTTGTGTATGCTTCTTTTACTTTTTTATATTGATATTCTTCATCCGAATCAGTTTTTGTTCTTGCTGATTTAACATCTTTCATTCTATCAGATAATTTATCACCTTTTGGATATTCTGGTCTTATACCATTTTGACCAGTTCCTACACCAATTTCATTCACCTCATCCTCATCTTCTAAATCTGGTTGTCCTGAATCTTTAGTTGGAAAATTTGTCTTTCCCCTATATTTGTTTGGATTAGTTCCTATTGCAGTATGATAATCCCACCCAGTCCCATAATTGAAACTTTGTGGAACTCTTCCTGCTTCTTCTATTGAACTTAGGTTTGTATAATATTTTGGGTCTTCAAATAAATGGTCTAACGCAATTTCTTTTGCAACATCCGAATCGGTAGTATGTTCTCTTTCTACTTTATATCCTTTTTTGAACTCATTCGTAATTTCAGAATCACTTACATTATGTTTTTTAGCAATATCAGATAAAGATAATCCTTTTGCTAATCCACCGGGTATTTTATCTACTTGTACTGCAATTTCAAAAGCAAGAGTTGGATTAGATGTTTTAAAATCATCTTTTCTCATTACCGTCTTTGCAATAATTTGATTTGCTTGTTTAACAAATGGAATGTTTATATCATTTCTTTTATCTTTAACAACAATTTGATTATACTTGTCTAAGAAATCTTTAAATTCTTTCTTATGACGTGATAATCTTTTAAAGAATCCGGTCAATTCTGGTTCTGATATTTCTTTACCATTACGAACATCATTCACTCTATCAAAGAAATGTTTAGTAAATTCAATATCTTCAGGTGATAATTGTTTTTCTGC